ATGAAAAAAATACTCCTTCCGGCGCTTCTGCTGGCCACTTCGGGCGTAGCGTTGGCGGCGCCGCAGGTGATTACCGTAAGTCGTTTTGAAGTAGGAAAAGACAAGTGGGCGTTTAATCGGGAAGAGGTCATGTTGACCTGTCGGCCTGGCCAGGCGCTCTATGTGATCAACCCCAGTACGCTGGTGCAGTATCCCTTGAATGCCATTGCCGAACAGCAAGTAGCGGAGGGTAAAACGCGTGCTCAGCCTATTGCCGTCATTCGAATCGATAACCCGGCGAAGCCCGGTGAGAAAATGAGTCTGGCGCCGTTTATCGAACGTGCGCAAAAGCTTTGTGATCCATCCAATAGCTGACTGATTTTTAATAAAAACCGTAAACCTTCACGAAAAGGCTTACGGTTTTTTATCTCTGATAACAGACAAAACGCCAGGTTTTTTCAATCACCTTCGTCGCAAACTGGAAAACCTGGCGTCGTCATCTATTCTTAAAGGGCAAGGCGATTTAGCCTGCATTAATGCCAACTTTTAGCGCACGGCTCTCTCCCAAGAGCCATTTCCCTGGACCGAATACAGGAATCGTATTCGGTCTCTTTTTATTTTTCTTATAAAACAGTTACTTATGATCAATGATCCGAAATTTTCCGAAATTTTTCCGAATTTCTGTATTCCGGTCTTTTTGGTTATATCACAATCAAATTAAATTTAACATTTATTTCACAACGAAAATTGGAGTATTAGAGCATCATATAAGCTTTATCATCACGCTCATCGAGATAGAGTTTCGTGGTGTTCGCTGATGTGTGGCCCAGGAGTTTTTGGGCGAACACCTCGCCGTGCTCGTTTTTGTACAGCCGCCCGGCCAGACTTCGGATCTCGTGAAATGTCGGTGGATTATTGCTGAAGTTAACACCGGAGGCTTTTCTTGCTTTTACAAATGTCTTTGTCAATCCATCCGGATGAATATTCCCGGTTGGGCTATTTTTCCTGATTCCGGCACTGATCATGAAATCAGTGCGGCTTACCAGTCGGCAGCGATCGATTACCGTTCCCAGACGTAACCCCGTCGCCCGAAGTGTCAGGGAGAGGGGAATGGCTATTTTCATTCCGGTTTTAATCTGAGTTACGTATAAGCGGTTGTCAAAAACATCACTAAATTTCATATTTACGATATCCTCCCTACGTTGACCAGTAACGAGCGCTAAATCCATCGCGAGAGGGAACCATGCAGGCATATGCTCTGCTGCCGCTCGTGTGGCGTTATACGTTTCCAGTTGCAGGCGTTCCCTGGCCACCTTAATCTCTGGTATCCGGGTTGCTTCCACCGGGTTTTTCACAATATGCCCTTCGACAATAGCCTCTCTGAACATGTCAGATAGAACTGATCTCATTGCTCCCGCCATAGTGTTTTTTCCCTCGGTTATCCACGACTCAAGAAACTTGGCAATGTGCCTGGTTGTTACTTCTGCCAGTATTATTTCCCCCATTTTTTCGCGTACGGTCGCTAATTGATTACCGCGAATCTTGTAGGTATTAACCGACAGACTCCGGCGCTGTAATAAAACCTCATAGCGATCAATCCATGCGGACACAGTGAATGAGTCAGTTCCTTTTAGCTTTTCAATAAGCGCCACTGGTGTGTGGTTTTGCGCTATGAAGTTGTTTGCCTCTATGGCCTGTGTGATAGCGTCCCTGCGGGCGATCTGACCGAGCGGAAATTCCTTGTCAGTTAGCGGGTTACGCCAGAAAAAAGATTTACTGGCCTTACGGTAGGTGAGGTTCCTCGGAAGGTTAGCATCGTACTTTTTTCGACTCACTGATCAACTTCTCCAGCAATGCACTCGGTTTTCCGGTGCGCCCGTTTGGGTGGTGCTGTTCAAGCACAAGTCCCACTTTATTCGGCTTGATATAAAACGCGTCCGGATCAACCCGATACGTCCTGCCATGTAATACTGGAGTCGGGTAAATATTTCCGTTTCGCGCCCATCGTCTTAGTGTTGTGAGAGGTGGTGGATCATCGGGATAATTTAATTCACCCCAGGTTTCAAGTCTCACAAAGCTCATAGTCATGTCTCTTTACTTCATGACCGCCGCCAACTATACGGTGTGGCGGTCGGTCAGGGTTGAACATCAATGATCAGGGTAAAATTTAAAGGACTGCTGACCGCCGCCCGGTAAAACTTTTACATCTCCGGCGCGCCGTCCTGTAAATCCTGCCCAATGCGCGGCGCGTATCCTGTCAGCCTGCTCTTCAGTCAGGCAGGGTCCCGGAAACGGGAAGCGAGCTTACCCCACTTACTAAAAGAGGATGGAACTGGCTGACGTAAAACACGATTTATTTGTATCCATAAATAGCGAAATGTAACGTTTTGGTTATATTTAAAAGAGAGAAAATGGTCAGCAATAACTTTAATTGTTTGAATTAACAGATAATTAATCTACCAGACTGAGTGATACAGAATATTTTTACATGAGGGGTACAAATGAGACTTAAGTTGATCGTTAAAAGTTTTGCGCTGGCGGGGCTACTCTCTTCCACTGCGCTGACACCTTTATTTGCACAGGAAGCCCCAAAAGGTGCCACTGCTTCAACCAAGCAAGCTAACGATGCGCTTTATAACCAACTTCCTTTCTCTGATAACACCGATTTCACGAATGCCCATAAAGGCTTTATCGCTGGTTTACCTGAAGAGGTGATTAAGGGAGAGCAAGGGAATGTCATCTGGAATCCACAGCAGTACGCTTTCATAAAAGAAGGGGAAAAATCTCCTGACACTGTTAACCCTAGTCTGTGGCGTCAGTCCCAGCTAATCAATATCAGTGGCTTGTTTGAAGTCACAGACGGCGTCTACCAGATTCGTAACCTTGATTTATCCAACATGACGATTATCGAAGGTAAAGAGGGGATTACGGTTGTCGATCCGCTGGTTTCTGCGGAAACAGCCAAAGCCGGTATGGATTTGTATTTCAAAAACCGTGGCAATAAGCCTGTTGTCGCCATCATTTATACTCATAGCCATGTTGACCACTATGGCGGTGTGCGTGGCGTTGTCGATGAAGCGGACGTGAAATCCGGCAAGGTGAAAGTGTATGCGCCTGCTGGCTTTATGGAGGCAGCAGTAGCCGAGAATATTATGGCCGGCAACGTGATGAGCCGCCGTGCCAGCTATATGTATGGCAACCTCCTGAAACCAGATGCCTCCGGCCAGGTTGGCGCCGGACTGGGGACGACCACCTCTGCGGGGACGGTGACACTGATTGCGCCCACTAATATCATCGATAAAGACGGCCAGAAAGAAGTGATTGATGGCCTGACTTACGACTTTATGCTGGCCCCTGGTTCGGAAGCCCCTTCGGAAATGCTGTGGTTCATCGAAGAGAAGAAACTCATCGAAGCCGCAGAGGACGTCACTCACACCCTGCATAACACTTACTCGCTACGTGGCGCAAAAATTCGTGAGCCGTTGCCGTGGTCGAAATATATCAACGAAGCTATAGTGCGTTGGGGTGACAAAGCTGAAATTATTATGGCCCAGCACCACTGGCCGACCTGGGGTAACGAGAATGTTGTTGGTCTGCTGAAAAGCCAGCGAGACCTGTATCGTTATATCAATGACCAGACTCTGCGCATGGCCAATGAAGGTCTGACTCGCGACGAAATAGCGGCCAACTTTAAACTACCGGATAGCCTGGCAAAAACCTGGGCCAACCGCGGCTATTACGGCTCCATCAGCCATGACGTAAAAGCAACGTATGTGCTGTATCTCGGTTGGTTCGATGGCAATCCGGCAACCCTTGATGAGCTGCCACCCGAAGAAGCGGCCAAGAAATTTGTTGAATACATGGGCGGTGCCGATGCGATTCTTCAGAAAGCTAAAGCAGACTTTGACCAGGGGAACTACCGTTGGGTTGCTCAGGTGGTGAGTAAGGTCGTGTTTGCCGATCCAAATAACCAGAATGCACGTAACCTTGAAGCCGATGCGCTGGAGCAATTGGGGTATCAGGCTGAATCTGGTCCATGGCGTAACTTCTACCTGACCGGTGCGCAGGAGCTGCGTAACGGTGTGGTTAAAGGTCCGACGCCAAATACAGCAAGTCCGGATACCGTTCGGGCGATGACCCCTGAAATGTTCTTCGACTTTCTGGCTGTACATATCAACGGTGAAAAAGCGGGTAATGCCCGGGCGGTATTTAATATTGACCTTGGCAGCGACGGCGGAAAGTACAAGCTTGAGCTGGAAAATGGCGTGCTGAACCACACGGCTAATGCTGAAGCGAAAGATGCTGATGCCACGATTACTCTGAACCGTGACACGCTGAATAAAATTATCCTGAAGGAAGAAACTCTGAAGCAGGCTCAAGATAAAGGAGAAGTCAACGTTACCGGTAATGCTGCGAAACTGGATGAGATGCTGGGCTATATGGACAAGTTTGAGTTCTGGTTCAATATAGTTACACCATAAATAGATTCCCTGCGGCGTCAATGCTGCAGGGAAGTTACTTCAGACAATTCTGTACGTTTTTTATACTCTATTTTCCCTTCATTCTTTATATCTTGCTTCATCTTATGTATTTGCTGCTGAAGAACATGGCCCTGATACCAGTCAGTTCTGATTCTGTTATGCACAGCCTTTTTCATCAGATGACAGTAACTGGTTGTTGCGTGATTCAATGGCCTGCGAGTCTGGCCAACATGCTTTTCGATGCCGGTTGGCCATGATGCCAGTATGGTTAACTGGCATCATGGCAGCATAATTTTGCCGGATAAGTCAACCGCAGCGATGTTAATCGTCCTGATTATCATCTGCATCACTGTCACAGTGACTGCACCAGTAACGAGGAGAGACTGCGATCGAACCGGCCAGACAGAGAGGAGGTAGTTGTCTTCATTGCTAAGTAAGAGACCTTGGGGGATGAATCTCCATCACCTGTGATGTGTCAGACAACCTCAATGTACCCGCACTTAATACCTGCGCCGGCGGTTTTTTTAATGTCCGGGAAATGAGCATGTCAAAAAATAACCAGTTATAAGATTATAAATAGAACACAGAGAAAATGTCATTGCATATGGTCAAAAAATAGATATATTTATTGATGATGATAATTAATAGTCTCCTATATATTCATGTTGAGAATGAAGATGCTTTAAAAATGCTCAAGTTCGTTATCTATGGAGACACCGTGAAAAATTTAAATAAAACATTCACTTGTAAATATGCTGTTATTCGCCGTGATGACATGACAGTAATTGCTGAAATGGATTTTTTTCCTGACTGCAACAGGTCATTGATGTATCGGGATGGCCGCTATGTCCGGTTTCTGCCGTTGTTGCAAAATGACATCATGGGGAGCGATACCCTGATTAATGAGCTGACTATCAGGGCCGGTTATCATGAATAATCATCCTTTGTTATACTCGTCTGCGGGCTGAACTCCCAATCTACTGCGCCAACGGAGAGAACGATGGCGCATTTACAACTGGTCAAGCAAACCTCATCAGGGCTTCTGCTCCCGGCGACGCCGGAGAGTGGGGATTTCCTGCGCTCAGTAAAAATCGGTGAGTGGATACACGCCGATTTTAAACGTGTCCGCAACTACGCCTTTCATAAACGATTTTTTAAACTCCTTCAGCTTGGTTTCGACTACTGGATGCCAACGGGCGGCACGGTCACATCGCGGGAACAGAAACTTATCTCCGGGTTCGTTAATTTTCTTTGCGACTCCGCAGGCCAGGAATATACCCCGGCCCTTAACGAGGCGGCGGAACAGTACCTCCATAACGTAGCTACCCTGCGAACCGGGGACGTCGCCCTTCTTAAGTCTTTCGATGCCTTCCGGGAATGGGTAACCGTTCAGGCCGGGTTTTATACCGAGCATTTTTATCCGGATGGCAGTCGCGGGCGCCGGGCGAAATCCATAGCATTCGCCAGTATGGACGAAACCGAGTTTCAACAGGTCTATAAAGCTGTGCTGAACGTCCTGTGGAACTGGATTCTGTTTCGTAAATTTTCCTCTCTGGAAGAAGTTGAAAATGTGGCCGCGCATCTGCTGGAGTTCGCATGAAAATGACATGGTTTCAGCATCCGGTGTGTACCACCGAAGAGGCGGATGAGCTGGTGGCGGGATACCGGCGCCGTGGCGTGAAGGTTGAGCGTTACGGTGAGGCGGAGGTGCTGGAACTTGAGAGCAATAATACTCCGCAACGTTGGACGGTTGAGGAGCTGAAAGAAATCAGGATCGCTGCACTGGCGGATCTGCGTGCGCTAAAAAAGCTGGAGGCGGCATGACATTCGAATCCTACTTTGCCGATCATCTCCGTGCTCGCTGGTAGCAGTTGTGCTTATACCATTTCCGGGTTCCATCCTGATCGATTACCGGATTTTGAAAAACTACGTGAAGATAACGGGCGGTACCGTATGAATACACAATATCTGGAATATGTGCGACAGCAGCTCATCGTGGCGACTGCAGATCTGAGTGGCGCCACGAAAGGTCAGTTGCAGGCATGGCTGGAGAACGCCCAGCTCTATACGAAAAACTATCCCCGAAAAAAACAGCGTATCAGGGATGAAGTGACCGGAAAAATGATAACGCTGAATAATCCACCGATTGCTGGTAAGCAATCACTGGCGAAAGGAAGCGCAATTCCGCTTGTGCAGCCCGTAGAATACTCCACTTCCTCATGGCGCCGTGCGCTTTTGTCACTCGAAGAACATAATAAGGCCTGGCTATTGTGGAATTACAGTGAAAACACCTGCTGGGAATATCAGGTCACTGTAACTCGATGGGCTTGGGAAAAATTCAGCCAGCAGTTGGAAGGGAAGCGAGTTGCGAAGAAGACTTTAGCACGGTTGCGCCAGCTCATCTGGCTTGCTGCGCAGGATGTGAAGGCGGAACTGGCCAGACGTGAGACGTATGAGTACCAAACGTTGGCGGAACTGATGGGCGTGGCAAAATCTACCTGGACAGAGACGTACATGTCTCATTGGTTAGTAATGCGTAACAGCTTTAAACGGCTTGATAGTGATGCGCTTATCTCCGTAACACGATCGCGTTCACAACAAAAGGCGACAAATTTGGATATAAGTCTTGCAAAACCGAACTGAAATACATATATTTCATGTAAATTTGATATCATGCCTAAAATATGCAAGCCTGCTGAGGAACGGGATTTTTGTATTAATCAGCAATAGGAATTGATGATGTTTTATCGTGATTTATTTCAAGTTTTTGGTCCCGACCCGTTGTATAAGGAAGAAGAAGGAATTGCCATCCTTCGTGAGCAATATGGGATCGAAGCTCCAGAACAAATTTTTAAGCAAATTTATTGTGGGTTATCTAATAATTCTGAATTTCAAACCTTGTATGGGCATCTAAATCTTAAATCACTGAAGTGGGATTTGGTCAGATTGAAAACAGCAGAGTTTACAAAGTTTGGCAGAAATGCCACATATCCTGATTACATGCTCGAGATTTCAGAAGACTTTAATGCCTGCGGCAGCAAGTTTTGCATTGATGCCCGTGAAGAGGTTGCAAACCATTGGCTTAAATTCGGTACATGGGCTGAACCACCGATGTTTATTGAGCGTTCGCTTATTATTCCTGGAGAGAGCGGCTTACACCTTATGGAGGGTCATACAAGATTAGGTACTTTATTGGGGGCTATTAAGTACAAATTTGTGCAGTTAGCTGATACTCATGAACTTTATATAGCCTCGCAGAAATAGTTTAGAGAGGATTGCTCAACACCCTCGGTAAGAATTGCCACACATCAAACTAATGTTAGGGTATCTTCGTCCACAGAGTCGAAATGGCCTTATTTACATCTTCCTGGCTTTTCGCCGGTTTTTTTATTCAGCCCTCGGAAATCATCATCTACACGCTTCGTTGTTAAAACCCCGCCCGAGGGCCTCTCACCCTTACAAATACAGCGCCATCCAAGCTATCGGGGGCGAGGCTTATGAAAATGCACAACGATCCCCATTCAATGGACTCACAATCTATTTTTGCGCTGATTGCGAGTCTGACTTTTTTCGATTGTGAGTCGTTACAGATAGCCGCCGGGCCAGACACCACAACGGTACCAGGTGGCGTTATGTGCTAGAAACCGAAATTCTTGAACATCTCATTACTACTCATATCGTTGGCTGGCGCACGGTTCATCGACTCCATCTGCTTGATCAACCCTATGCTAGCACCAACAGGCCCCCCGACGCTGAAACCGACGCTGCTGGAGCGGGTTTTGCTGGTGCTACTGCTGTGGGTTTGACTACGGGTGTTACAGTTGCTTTGGTGTGTCCGTGTGAGACTATTTTCGCTGAGCTGGCTATCTTCACTTTGGGTGCAGTTTCCCTGTGACTGGCTGTGACTGTCTCCTGTGGTGTGGTTGCGGCTATCCGTGTGCCACTCGCTATAGCCTCCCGCTGGCGCAATGATTCCGACCGATGTACCGTGGGTGGCATAGGGAGGCATGACCATGCCACTACAGCCACCGAGCAGTAACGCGGTGCCGACGATAAAAATGAACTTACCCAGAGCGGTGTTTTTCATTAGTTCCTACCTATTTCTTCTCGTTGGTTATTTCTATGCCCTGCCTTGGCAGGGCTCGCTATTATTCATTCTTCAACTGTGAGATCAAGTTATTTTAATTAAATCGGTATTATTCTTAATTGTGTTCTTTATGAATAAATATCCTCCGGCTATGCCGGAGGATATTTATTATTTCCCCTCATAACTGAGAGGCCCCACACAACCAGAGGGGGATGAATGTCCGAATCGATTTCTGGTACTGGGTTAGCAGGTGGCATCCTGACAGGAGCCAGTGTCTATGGACTGCTGACCTGTATTAGCTCAGACCTGAACTGGTTACTGTGTTGTAGCATCGTGGGATTTTGCATTTTTTGATGAGTGTCAATTACTAAATTCGTAGGCGATTCTTGGTGGTGATGTGTGACCCATCTCTTTTAAAATGATATTGGTATACTCGACTACCGGGCCTCTTGGATTACTGTCTTCTTTGTCCTGAAGGTGAGTCAACGCGTGTACAACTTCGTGAATAAATGAGCGTGTTGTATCAAATTGTTGTGGGCCATCATTACTTTCATAGTACTCTGGTATTGAATCATCGTCTGTATCATCCAGGTTGAGGGCAATCACTTTTCTGCCTTCTGAACTCTCCAGGTCCTCATCAGTTACGGTAGTACCAAAGTTTTCTCCGGCTCCCAGCAACCAGCGTTGTTCTACATCACGCAATTCCTGATCGTAGGCATAATTCATCAGTCTGCGGAATGTCCCGCTTTGAGTGTATGCATCTTCAAGTATGCGTGATAGCACCTCACGGCATTCATCATAGGTATCATCATCAATTTCGATATCAGGATCCATTCCTCCTGGTCCAGAGATAAGGTATTCAGCAAGACACATTGGTTCCAGCCTGGCTTTATCATCGGTAGCAAGACCATCATGTTGGAGGCGTAATTGCGAAGGATTATCTTGGTGTTCTGGAAGGTCTGGAAATACCTTGCTGTCATGAGGATGGGATAATCCATATGTTGACATCATATTATTGATAAATATTGGTTTAATTCCCGTTGGCATGATGAGTTACACATCCTTTTTATTACATGGAATTAACATTCTATAAATAGCATGTTTTTGTCAAACAGAATTCACTCAGCACGCAATCAATTAAACTAAAAGCTAAATTTGCAGTATTTGTGCCTCACCTCCATTAAAATTGTACTCTGCGTGATTTTACTTTCAGATTCTGCAACCACAGGCAATCCTGTTTTACAAGATATTAAACCCTGCAACCCAACCATTTCACTCACTCTAGTTACCATCCGAAATCATCGGAGGTGAGGCTTATGAAAATGAATGACAAGACTCCTGAATTCTGGGCTGCGGTTTTGACCGGACTCAAAAATGCGTGGCCCCAGATACTTGGGGCGTTAATGGCCGGACTCATTGCCTACGGCCGACTGATATACGACGGCGCCACCCGTAAAAATAAATGGCTTGAGGGCGTCCTGTGTGGCGCTCTTTCCTTATGTGTCACCAGTGCGCTTGATGTGGTAGGCCTGCCGGTTTCCATTTCGCCTTTCGTTGGCGGAATTATTGGCTTTGTCGGTGTGGACAAGCTGCGCGAAATCGCAATTAGCGCACTCAAAAAACGTGCAGGGGTTAATGATGAGAATCAGTGAAAAAGGCATTACCCTAATCAAAGAGTTTGAAGGTTGTAGCCTGACAGCTTATCCGGACCCGGAACGGGGGGAGATCCCTGGACGATTGGTTATGGCTGGACCCACTCTGTTGACGGTAAGCCAGTTAAGCCCGGAATGATGATTGACGAGGCTACTGCCGAGCGCTTGCTTAACACTGGTTTAGTCGGTTATGAAAATGATGTGTCCAGACTGGTTAAGGTCAAGTTGACGCAAGGCCAGTTTGATGCGCTGGTGTCGTTCGCGTACAACCTCGGCGCCCGGACATTATCCTCATCAACTCTGCTGCGGAAGCTAAACGCTGGTGATTACGCTGGCGCCGCTGATGAGTTCCTGCGCTGGAATAAGGCTGGTGGCAAAGTACTGAACGGGCTTACCCGTCGGCGTGAGGCGGAGCGTGCTCTGTTCCTGTCATGATGTTCAACTGGAAAACGATGTTTGTTGGCCTGTTGCTTGTCTCGCTAATTGTTGCCGGTCGGCTGGCAAATCACTACCGAAATAACGCCATCACCTACAAAGAGCAGCGCGATACCGTTACTCATAGGCTGACGCTGGCGAACGCGACAATTACCGACATGACTAAGCGCCAGCGTGACGTTGCCGCCCTCGATGAAAAATACACGAAGGAATTAGCCGATGCGAAAGCTGAGAATGATGCTTTGCGCGATGATGTTGCCGCTGGCCGCCGTCGCCTGTACGTCAACGCAACATGCCCCGCAGTGCCGACAGGTAAATCCACCTCCACCGCCCGCATGGATAATGCAGCCAGCCCCAGACTGGCAGACTCCGCTCAACGGGATTATTTCGCCCTCAAAGAGCGAGTGAAGACGATGCAAAAGCAACTGGAAGGGGCGCAGGCGTACATTCGCACCCAATGCCACGGTAATGCAGGAAAAACTAGTAACCAATGGTGACTGTATTAAAAAGGTACTCCCGGGCAGGGGGCGCCACGGGTGGCTTCGGGCTCGCGGGAATCGGCTGATTTTTGATTTTTTAGTCTCTGTCAGCACTGAAAAATAACCTTAAAAATCAATACATTTACTGTTTTCAGTGTCGAGGTGGTACGTTTTTTGTTCGACACTGAACGCCATTTTCACCGTATACAGGAAAAGAGCACGACTGTGGATCAGGAAATTAAAAGCCTCGAATTAAACATCACACAGCTTTCGGCCATCACTGGTGCACACCGACAGACCATCGCCAGCAGGCTGAAGGGCGTAAAAACCTCAGGTGGGAACGGTAGTAACCTGAAAATCTACCGGCTGGTGGATATTCTGACCGCCATGATGACGATGCCGGCTGTTACCGGGGAGAATGACCCCAATAAGATGAAACCCTCAGATCGACGGGCATGGTTTCAGTCGGAAATGACGCGTATTGAGCTGGAAAAGGAGATGAGAACTCTGATCCCGGCCAGCGAGGTGCTGAGCGTTTAAGGTAGGTGATGCTGATTATACCTCCCTTCTTGTTGGTCCTTCATACCGTTTTAACGACTATCTGAATGCTTACGTGATGATTGGTGCAGCAAACGGACATATTAAGGATAACTGGGGAAATTCTGACAATAAAACCGCCTTTGCTTATGGGGCAGGTATTCAGCTTAACCCGGTTGAAAATATTGCCGTTAATGCGTCTTATGAGCATACAAGTTTTTCCACTGATGCTGACAGTGACGTCAAAGCTGGAACCTAGGTGCTTGGCGTAGGTTACAGCTTCTGACCTTTAACATCGATACAGATTTAATGCCCTCCAGTGAGAGGGCTTTTTTATGGGTAAAACGAAATTATGACGATATGGCTATGTTGCTGTTATTTCTCAATGACACCACAGGCAAAACGTGCACCGCCACCACCCAGTGGAGCAGGTTTATCGGAGTAATTGTCACCGCCTTTATGGATCATCAATGAGTGACCTTTCAGTTCTGACAGTGATTTAAGGCGTGGTGCCAGTAACGGATACGTGGCTGTACCATCTGCATTGACAACCAGTCCAGGCAGATCCCCCAAATGCCCTTTGTCATTATATGGGCCAAGATGTTTCCCGGTTTTTTCGGGGTCAAGATGTCCTCCGGCCATGAGCGCCGGAACCTCTTTACCGTCTTTCATTCCCGGCATACAACTTGGGTTTGTGTGGACATGGAAGCCGTGAATTCCTGGCGTAAGACCATTTAGGTGAGGAGTGAAAAGCAGACCGTAAGGTGTCTCTGAAACTGTGATTTCACCTATGTTTTCTCCTGTTCCGCTGGACAGGGCATCGTTCATCTTTACAGTCAGGGTATTCTCTGCCATTGCTGAACAACTGATGAGCGCACCAGCTACCAGCGACAATATTGTGTATTTCATTAGTTACCTCGTTTTTTGGTTGTATCGTAAATACCATTAATAAAAGCAGGTATATTTTTGCAAGATAAATAATAAAGGATCTCTCATATATGCAGGATATACCACAGGAAACCTTGAGCGAGACCACCAAAGCGGAGCAGTCCGCGAAGGTGGATTTGTGGGAATTTGATTTAACCGCGATTGGCGGTGAGCGCTTTTTCTTCTGTAACGAACCGAACGAAAAAGGCGAGCCGTTAACCTGGCAGGGGAGGCAGTACGAACCGTACCCGATACAGGTACAGGATTTTGAGATGAACGGGAAAGGCGCATCTCCCCGCCCGAACCTCGTTGTTGCCAATCTCTTTGGTCTGGTCACGGGGATGGCGGAGGATTTGCAAAGTCTCGTCGGCGCGTCAGTGGTAAGGCATCAGGTTTACAGCAAGTTTCTTGATGCGGTGAATTTCAGTAACGGCAATCCGGGCGCTGACCCGGAGCAGGAGGCGGTAGCGCGCTATAACGTGGAGCAGTTGTCAGAACTGGATTCATCAACTGCTACCATTATTCTGGCATCACCGGCAGAAACCGACGGTTCTGTGGTGCCGGGGCGTACCATGCTGGCGGACTCCTGTCCGTGGGATTACCGGGATGAAAACTGCGGATACGACGGCCCGCCCGTGGCCGATGAGTTCGATAAGCCCACCTCAGACCCGAAAAAGGATAAATGCAGCCACTGCATGAAAGGCTGTGAAATGCGTAACAATCTGGTGAATGCCGGATTTTTCGCTTCCATCAACAAACTGTCTTAACAGGTTCCCATGATTAACGATGACATTCTGGCACATGCCCGACAGTGTGCGCCTGCGGAATCGTGCGGTTATGTGGTCAGAACAGCACAGGGAGAGCGGTATTTTCCGTGTGAAAATCTGTCTGCTGAACCCACGATGTATTTTCGTATATCCCCGGAGGATTACCTGAATGCCCGGAACCGCGGCGACATCGTGGCGCTGGTACACAGCCATCCTGACGGTAAGCCCTGTCTCAGCAGTGCGGATCGTACCCTCCAGATACAAAGCGGAACGGTCTGCAGAGCGTGCTGATTAATAACACGCCGGTGGTGGACGCGGACGGTAACAGTAATATTCACGGCGTGACCGTGGTATATCAGGTGGGGGAGACACCACAGGCACCGCTGGAAGGTTTTGAGGCTTCCGGCGCGGAAACGGTGCTGGGTGTGGAAGTGAAACACGATAATCCCGTTACCCGTACTGTTGTCTCAGAGAATGTCGACCGGCTACGCTTCACCTTTGGTGTACAGATGCTGCAGGAGACCATGGACAAGGGGGACCGTAACCCGTCCTCCGTGAATCTGCTGATACAGTTTCAGCGTAGCGGGATCTGGAACACAGAATTTGATATCACTATTAACGGCAAGATCACAACACAATATCTGGCATCGGTAGTG